CTGATATGTTTGTTTCCCAGTCACGATCGGATGGAGCTAATAGAGGTATGGAAGGGTATAAGAAATTATTACCACACTGTAAAGGTAACAAACATATCAGTTTTATAGAATTACAACATATACAAAGATCAGAGCTTACTAAAGTTGTTGATAAGATCTTTTCTTAAAGGTAAGTCACGAACTAAGACACGAACTAGGCTACTTGTGTATTGAAACACAAGGAACAAATATTAAAAAATCAAAGGAAGATAAATGAGTTTATTAAAATTATTAAAAGCAGAGATACCAACAAAAGACGTAGAAGTAATTAAGAATGATTTCTTAGAGATTATACTAACACTTCAAGATAGTAAAGCACAACCAGAAGACGTTATATGTCTAGTACAACTATACACAGATTACTCAATACAGTATTTAGACAGAGTAGCTAGAACACTTGTACAAGAGTCATCTATGAGAGAAACTATGAACCTTATGAACTCTTACTTAGCTGAGGTAATTAAAGACGCTGAGCTTCACTACTTCAATAAAGAAGAGGGTTACTCAATTATTGACAAGTCAGTAGCTGATGCAATCGACAACGAAGGTGTTCTTAAGTATAACGACATCAAAGATATAATTACAGTTATTGAAGAGTCATACGTAGAACTAGAAGAGGTTCCTGAAGCTTAGGCTTTAGGGATACAAAGGAGATATAATGATAGCATTAGTAGACGCAGATAGTATTTTATACAGAGTACTTTGTTCAATTGAAGATAAAGTAATCTGGAACCAAGCAGAAATTGAGGTTGATTCTACGCTAGAACCAGATGTAACTTACACATCTAACTTAAAACAGTGTAAAGAAACATTTAATGAGTTTATAGAAGGTATTTTACACTACACAGGATGTGATGATATTCAATTAGTATTTACTGGTAAAAATAACTTCAGGTTTAAAAACCCACTGGGATACAAACAAAATAGAAAGAACATAAGAAAGCCTTTAAATTTTAAGGAGTTAATGGAATATGTATTTAGTAAGTACCCTGATAGTATTATGTGTGAGGATTATGAAGCTGATGATTATGTAGTGTACTTAAAGACAAAACAACCTGATGACTACTTACTATGTGCTATAGATAAAGATGTATTGTTTCAAACAGAAGGAACTCATTACAACTTTGGAACAGGTGAAGAAATCTGGGTATCTCCTTTAGAAGCTATTAGGTTTGCTTACTTCCAAACACTTACAGGTGACGTGACTGATGGTTACAAAGGCTGTCCAGGTATTGGTAAGGTTAGAGCAGAGAAGATATTAGAACAAGCTGAAACAGAATATGAAGAAGAGGGTGGTAACCAGGAGGCTATCTATTGGAAGCATATTGTCAAAACTTACGAAAGCAAAGGACTAACAGAGGAAGATGCTATAAACACTATGAGACTAGCAAATATGCACCAACTTGTAGAAGTGGGTAATATACAGCTTTGGGAGCCTACTTCTGATGAAAAGACACTATAGAATAAAGTCAAATTTATACTATAGGATTCTTAAAGATACTTAAAGATACTTAAAGGAGATTTTGTATGAAAGTACTTAAAAATTTACAGTTAGAGGCTGTTTTAAATAGTCTTAAAGAGAAGTTTCCAAATAAACTACCTACCAAAACTACAACCGAAGTTGAATTAGCTAGATTACAAGGACAACAAGATGTTATAACTTTAGTTGAAGCATTCCTAGAAAAGACACAAGGCAAATAATGGAACTAAAATTATACACTCCAGACAATATCAAAGAACTAACAGACCTTAGGGTTAGTAAATTATTCGATAATTACTTTAGAGAAGTACATAAAGAAGACTACTTACAACCAGCACCAAACCAATTACTACGAATAGTAAGAGAAATGGTAATGAGTGGTAAGAGTCTTTATTTACTACTTGATAAAGATATTCCTATAGGTTTCAGTATTATATTTGTAAACGCTCAATATGGACTTACTACTCCAGTTGTTTTTGTAGACTATATGTATATAGAACCTGAAAAACGAAGTGGTAAAGCTGTTCTTATGCTTTATACAATGGTTGGTATGATCTGTGAAGATACTGGATACGAGGCTTATGGGTGTACTTTTACATCTTCAAGTAACGTAGGGAACAATGAGTTAGTAGGTGGAGAAGTGATAGCAAAGGTTACACAATTCCCAATGGATAAAATCAAGAGTAAACTTGAAAAATATAAAAAAAGGTTAAAGTATGAGAATTAAAGATTTTGCAATGGTAGCAGCTAAGAATGAGTTTGACGTAATAGATTTACAAGGTGAAGCAGGTTCTTTAGAATGTCACGGTGGTGGCGGTAAAGGGGGCGGTTCTTCAACTCCTACTCCAGTATACACTCCACCAGCAGCAGCTCCATCAGCAGCAGAAGCAGTAACACAAGAAATGGCTCCAGACGCAGAAGAAGAAGAAGCAAGAAAGAAAGAAGCATTAACTAAAGGTGCTAAGTCATTACAAATCCCTGTAACAGGTGACACAGGTGCAGAGACAGGTACAGTAGGTACAGCAACTTCAGCAACTCAAGCATAAAGGTAACTAAATGGCAGTTAAAGAATATTCAATAGAAGAATTAAGAGCAGAAGTCTCTTGTAAAGAAAGGTTTCAGAAGTTAGATGCTGATAGATCATCTGTTCTTGATAGAGCTAGAGAGTGTTCTAAACTGACAATTCCTTCAGTTGTAACAGACGATGGTCACACAGAGTCAGACGACTTAGATACACCATACCAATCAGTAGGTAGTAGGTTAGTACAGAACTTAGCTAGTAAATTACTATTAGCTTTAGTACCACCTAACACAAGCTTCTTTAGATTAGTACCAGCTCCTGAGGTTGTAGAACTAGCAGAACAGGCTGAAGACCAAGGTAAAGAAAAACTTGAAGCACAACTGGTAAACTTAGAGCAAGAACTACTTAAGCAAATCGAAAGAGAAGCTTTAAGAGTTCCTATCTTTGAAGCTTTAAAATCTTTAATTATAGGTGGTAACTCGTTACTATATAAAGTTGAAGGTAGTATCAAAGCATACAAACTGGCAAATTACGTAGTCCTAAGAGACTTCAAAGGTAACCCTATAGATATCATCTCTAAGGAAGCCTTATCAAGAGACACATTACCTGAAGACATTTTAAACCAATTAGATGGTGACGGTGAAGGTCAAGAAGCAGGTGCTAAAGTTAACATCTATACAAGAGCAGTTAAGAAAGATGGTAAGTGGTATGAGTACCAAGAGGTAGAAGATGTATTCGTAGAAGGGTCAGATACGACTTATTCTAAAGAATCAGAATTACCATTTATACCTTTAAGATGGACATCAATCAACGGTGAGAACTATGGTAGAGGTTTAGTAGAGCAGTACTTAGGTGACTTTAGGTCACTTGAAGCTTTATACCAATTACTATTAGAAGCATCAGCAGTAATGTCTAAAGTTATCTTTGGTAAAAGACCTGGAGGTGTGTTAGATGTCGACGATATCAACGAAGCTGAGAATGGTGTATGTATCCTAGGTGACTTAGAGAATGAGATCACTACTCTTAGGGTTGATAAAGGCGGTGACTTACAAGTACCGATGAATATGGTAGAACAGTTAACTACTAGATTAGAACAAGCATTCCTAGCAGCTTCAAGTGCTGCAAGAGACTCAGAAAGAACAACAGCTACAGAGATTAGATACTTAGCAGCTGACCTTGAAAAGTCTTTAGGTGGAGTGTATTCTATTTTATCATTAGAATTACAAAGACCACTAGCTCACTTATTACTAAAACAATCTAAAGCACCTGTAGAACAATTAGGTATCGAACTAGCTATTGTAGCTGGTATTGAAGCTTTAGGTAGAAACGTAGAGTTAGATAAGATTATGCAGTTTACTCAGATTATACAAAATATTGGTAGTCCTGAGTTAGTTTTACAAAAGATGAACATAGATGGTTTAATTAGTAAAATTGGTAACGCATTATCGTTAGATACAACTGATTTAATTAAGTCAGAAGAACAAGTACAACAAGAGCAACAGGCGGCACAGGAACAACAACTATTAGCTCAAGGAGCTGGTAATCTTGTAGACAGTGCTACACAACCACAATAAGGAGAAATATTATGGCTAGAACAAAATCATTATACGAATTAAAAGCAGAAGGTTTAAAGAAAAAGAATAAGAATGCAATCACAGATGCTGATTACTTTTTAAGAGATAAAGAAGAAGAAGCTAAAGCAGGTTACCCTAATTCTTTAGATATGACACCAGCACCAGCAGCTCCAGCTAAAAAGACAACTTCAAAGGCTGAGTAATGAGTGAAGAAATACAAGGAGAACAGGTACAACCTCAAGGTGAGATTACAAACTCTGAGGGAATACCTTTAAAACCAGAAGAACAACAAGCATTAGACAGACTAGCAGAGTCTAGAAAGACTAACGCTGAAAGAGAAACTGAAGGTGACGTACCAGAAGGATATAACCCAGACGGTACACCAATTGAAGAAATGATTGATGGTAAGTTCAAGTCTCAAGAAGATTTGTTAGAAGCTTATAAAGAACTTGAGAAAAAGCTAGGAGCTAAAGAACCTGAGCCTAAACAAGAGGAAGCTACTAAAGAGCAAAAAGAACAAGCTGATGAATTATCTAAAGCTACTGGTATTGATAGTAATACAATCCAAGAGTTTGGTAAGGAATACAACGAGAATGGTTCGTTATCTGAAGAATCTTACAAGAAACTAGAAAGTTTTGGTTTCAGTAAGAATGACGTAGATAGATACATTCAAGGTCAACAAGCATTCGCTGGTACATTTACAAACTCTGTATACGAAGTTGCAGGTGGTCAAGAAGAATACTCTTCTCTTGTACAATGGGCTGCAGAGAACGTAGACTCAGCTGTAATTAACGATTACAACAAAGCGTTAGCTGACTTAGATCAAGCAAATGCAACAAGACATTTAGAATATATGAAACTTAAGTATCAACAAGGAGCACCTAAAGAAGCTAGAAGGCTAGAAGGTGACTCAGGGGGTACTGGTATGCAACCCTTTACTGATAAGAACGAGTGGCAAAAAGCTGCTACTAACAGATTATATGGTAAAGATGCAAAATACACGCAAATGGTAGATAAAAGATACTTAGCTTCAAGAAGAAAAGGTCTAATCTAACGTAACGTGGGTAGTTTTTACTCTCCTTTGGCTACCCACTACTTTTACAAGGAGAACAAAGTGTACTTAAGTGTACTTGTAACTACAACCTCTGTCTAAAGTCGACAAGGCAAGTTTAAATAGTCTACATACAAACACTAACTAATGTTCCGCAACGAATAAAAACTATAGTAACTTAATGCTAGATTGTTTGTATTCTGTAAGCCCTATGCGAAAGATGCGTTCGGAAGCTATGGACAACTTAAAGAGGACAAAAGAGAAAGCAGATAGATACACAAACTAATTCAAAACATTAAGGAAAAATTATGGCATTAACAGTAAACAACATTGGTAACAACAGTTCAACTCCTAGAGGGTTACCTACAGAAATGGACAACTCGTTAGAGATTTATTATGGTTCGGTTTTAACAGCATTTGATAGAAAGCAGTTATTCTTAGATTTAGTAACAACTAAGTCAATCGATTCAGGTTCTTCAATCTCTATTCCAGTAATTGGTCAATCTTCGGATTCAGATACTAACACTCACGTACCAGGTACTGAGTTATCTATGAGTGCAATCGCAGTTAAAGAAAGAATCATTAATATTGATGCTTTAGAATACTACGCATTAGCAGTAGATAAATTTGAAGAAAAAGTATTACACTTTGAAACTAGAGGAGAATTAGCTAAACAAGCTGGTGAAGCTTTAGCAGTTAAGATTGACAAAGCAGTAGTTGGTTCATTAGTAACAGCTTCTCAAACATCAGGTACAATTGGTGGTTCAGCAGTTCAAGCAGATGGTACTGAAGTAAACAACGACGTTATTGACTCAGGTGCTACTCCAGCAGCTAAAGGTAACGCATTAATTGAAGCAGTATTTGCAGCAGTTGCAGCAATGGAAGAAAAAGATGTATCAGGTGAGAAATACTTAGTTGTATCTCCAATCATCTACTCATACTTAGCTCAATCTAATGGTGTAAATAAAGACATCACTTCAGGTGATAATGGTGGTATCAATAAAGGTACAATTATGGAAGTTGCTGGAATTAAGATTTACAAATCTAACTATATTCCAATTGACTCTACAATTGACGTTGGTGGTACTAACAAAAAACTTAAAGCTTTATTATTTACTTCTGAAGCAGTAGCAGTAGCTAAATTAATGGATGTAACTTCTGAAGTTAACTACATTCCTGAGCAATTAGCAACTTTAATGACAACTTACTATTCTTATGGTATTGGTGTTTTAAAGCCAGGGTGTAGCTGTGTTATTACCGGAGGTACTGTTGTATAATGGTACTAAAGGCTTTACGAACGTGTAAAGACTGTTCTTTAGAGGCTTGGTCAGATAATGACCTTGACCTCTTTAGGGTTGATTACACTATGAAACATAACAAAGCTAATCTATGTAAGAAATGCGATAATGTGAGAAAAGAAAGAGGACGTAGTAAAGAAAATAGACTAGATTGGTACTATAATAGAAACTATAACATTTCTTATCAAGAAGTTCAGGATATGATAGAAGAACAAAAACATAGATGTAAAATCTGTAATAAACAAGAAGGAACAACAAAGTTAACTAAATTTGTAGTTGATCATTGTCACACAACTGGAGAAATTAGAGGAATACTGTGTGGTAAATGTAACACAGCATTAGGACATTTAGAAGATGACGTAGCTAGACTTGCAAGAGCTATTGAATATCTAAACTAAGGTTTAGCAGAGGGTACCCCTTTGGATACCTTCGATTAAATTTTATATATTTAAAGGAATATGAATGACTGAAATAGACGCAATTAATAGGATGCTGAGATACATAGGAGAGATACCAATTCCTTCGGATGTAACTATTGATGAACTACCTACTGAACACGAAGCAGTACAGGCTAGAACAATCTTAGCAGAGACTCTTAGAGAAGAGCAAGAAGAGAAATGGTGGTTTAATACTTATGACTTAACACTACAACCTCAAACATCAGGGTATATAACATCACCACCTAACTTAATTGAATTTGAGTCAGATGAGAATTACTTACTTGAAGGTGGGGACTTTTATGATGTAGACAACCAAACTAAAATATTTACAAATACTATAGATATTACAGCAAGGTTAGAGATTACATTTGATAATATACCAGACTCATTTAGGACTTATGTTGTGTTAACTGCAGCAAAGCACTTACACGTATACCTTAATGGTGATGAGACAACTCAAAGAGAGTTAGAGAGTAAAGTAGGTCTTCAAAGAATTAAAGTCGAAAGAGAAAACTTAAAGCAGAAGAAGTTTAACCTAATTAAAGGTAGTAGACTAATTGATAGGGGAACTAACCCTACAGCATTATCTTAGGAGGTAACTAATGGCTAAAGTAAATAAAATATACCCTCCGTTCTTTAATGGAGTATCACAACAGAACCCTGAGTTAATTCTAGATAACCAATGTAAAGAAATGGTAAACTGTGTACCTTCGCTTGTAGAAGGGCTTAAAAAAAGACCTCCAGCTAAATATGTGACTAGAGGATTAGATAATCTTTTTATGAACTCTCATATCTTCCATACTTATGACAGAGGTGAAGATAATGAGGAATACATCTTTTTATATACAGGTGACTATGATGAACCTATAAGAGCTTTTAATAAAGCAGGACAAGGTATGAATGTTGAGGTATTCTCAGATAATGCAACAGAAATTAAAGATTATTTATCTGGTGGTAATTTAAAAGGATTAACTGTTCAAGATAGAACTTGGATTGTAAACAAAGACAAAGAAGTTATTGCTGATACAACAGATCAAGTAGCGCCAGCTCCTAGTTACGACAGAACAGCTTACTATTGGTTAAAAAGAGGTAGTGGTGATAGGTATAACCCTTACAACTACTCTGTATATTTAAATGGTACTACATATTCTTGTAACCCTGATAAACCTAGTGGAGATGTCCAAGACCCAGCGACTGGTTTTGAAGACTCAGATTATGCTGCTGAGTATTTAGCAGGTTTAATTAATGGAGAGGTATTAACACTTTACAAGGCTGAAGGGGTATTTGACGGTTGGCTTTCAACAGTAGCAGAAACTGACTTATATTTAGGAAAAAACTTAACAAATGTACAATTTTCTGTATCAAGAGGAGTTATTATAGGTCAATCTTATGACTCTGCAACAGGTTATGCGTCTTACACAGTACTGACAGATACGGCTGAACAAGTTTCTGTTACTATTACAATTACAGCTGATAACGTAGGCGGTTTTGTGTGTGAAGTTGTAGGTTCTACTTTAAAGATATGGAAAGAAGACGGAGGAGATTTCTCTTTTGATTCTTGGGATTCTTGGGGTAACCAAGCTTCTGTAGGATGGAAAGGTAGTGTAAATAAACTTACAGACTTACCTAAAGAGTTTGCTTGGTATGGTACTTATGTAGAAATTACAGGTGACGAACAAGATGAGTTTACTAACTACTATGTTAAATGGAATGGATCGTCTTGGGAAGAAGCTATAGAACCAACAGAAGTAAGAGGTGTACTTAAAAATATGCCTATTAAAATGGATAGGACTTCTTTAGTAAATGGTGTAGCAACTTTTACACTCGACTTAGTAGACTGGTCAGAGCCTAAAGTTGGTAACTTTGAAAACAACCCAGACCCTAGTTTTGTTGGTTACTCTATAAGTGACCTTTTCTTCTATAAGAATAGACTAGGAATAGCATCAAGTGACTCTGTGGTATTAAGTGAAGCAGCGAGTTATACTGACTTCTATATAACAACAGCAGTAGCTGTTTTAGATACAGACCCTATTGATGTAGCTGTAGCTTCTAACCAGGCTAGTAAGATTTATTATGTAAAACCTTTTAACAACTCGTTATACGTATTTACAAAATATAGTCAATATGAGTTAACAGCAGATGGTGGGTTATCACCTAAAACAGTATCGTTAAACATATCAACAAATTACCCTATGGATATTAATGTTGAACCTA